GGCTGATACGCCGTGAGGTACGCCGCCAGTACGGTGACGATGACGACGAAACAGAAGACGGCGTCGGCTCGGCGAGTGCCGAGGATCGGCTGCTGAAGAAAGCGCGGCGGGAAAAGCTGCAGATTGATATCGATTTGGCGCGCCGCCGCCTGGTGCCGCTGGACGCGGTCGGGAGGATCCTGCAGGGGGTGGGCGCTGTGTTCGCTACCCAGCTCGACTCTCTATCGAGTCGGCTTGCATCAGATTTGGCGGTGATTGATGACCCAGCAAAAGTGCGAGAGCGGATCCACGCCGAGACCCGCCGCATCCGTGGGTCTACTGCCGAACGACTTAACGATGCAGCATCGGCAATCGTTGCTGAGCTTGACGCGCTTGATTCGATTGACGGCGACGATGGTGGAGGCACCGCCGCCGAGGACGAGTGACGAGTGGGCACGCGACAAGCGGATCATGCCACCGGCCGCGCCGGTGCCTGGGCCGTTTAACCCTGACAGTAACCCGTACATGAAGCCAGTGGCGTGGGCATTCGCCCAGCCACAGTTTCGCCGCGTGACGTTCGTCATGGGCACGCAGATGGGCAAATCAGTGACAATGGAGAACGTGGTCGGGCATCGCATCGATGAAGATCCGACCCCGGTGCTGTACGTCACACCGACAAAGCCGCTGATCACTAGCACGGTCGAGCCGAAGTTCATGGACATGTTCCGCGAGTGCGCAGCGCTCTGGCGGAAGTACGACAAGCGCCGTTCGACCCAGTTCACGAAGTGGATCGGTGGCACCAAGTTTCGTTTTGCCTGGGCAGGCTCGCCCACTGAGCTCGCCGCCGACTCTGCCGGTCTGATCCTGGTCGACGAGGTGGACCGGATCGTCAACACCGGCGAAGGCGACACTACCGAGATCATCGAAGCGCGTGGCGATGCGTATGTCGACTCGAAAGTCGGCTATACCGCGACGCCGCTGCGTGGCCGGGTAACGAAACGAAAGCACCCAGACACAGGCCTCGAGCACTGGCAAGTGGGCAAAAAAGGCGCGGTCACATCGAAAGTGTGGCGGCTCTGGCAGTCGGGCACGCGCCACGAGTGGGCGATCCCATGCCCCAACTGCCTCGACTACTTCATCCCGCACATGGATCTGCTGTGGTGGCCTGGCCAGGGCAGCAAAGAGGAGTGCTCGCCGGACGTCGCAGAGCGCGAGGCGCGCCTGATTTGTTCCTGCTGTGGCGAAGGTGTCGAGGACAAGTACCGTCCCTGGATGAATGCGCGCGGCGTTGCCGTTGCCCCTGGTCAATCAGTCACTAAAGCGCGCCGCAAGGGCGACCAGGTGTTGCCTGGTGAAGTGACCGGCACGGCAGAGACCGAAGGGTCGAGCCACTACTCGCTGTGGGTGTCCGGCCTGGTCAGCTTCGCGGCTAAAAAATCCTACGGCTTTCTTGCTAAGAAGCTGCTGGAAGCGCAGCAATCGGGCGACCCCGCCACGCTCCAGGGCGTCACTAACACCGGCTTTGGTCAGTTGTTCGCCGAAGTCGGCGATGTGCCCACCTGGGAGGAGATTCGCTCTATGCGTTGGGCCTACGCCAGCGGCGAGCTCATTCTCCCTGAGCCGCGCCAGATCTTCATGACCATCGACGTGCAGAAAACGCGCCTCGAATACGTGGTTCGCGCCTGGTTTACCGGCATGGGTTCGCAGCTCCTCGAGGAGGGCGAGCTGTGGGGAAACACCGATGAGGATGCGGTCTGGGAAGATCTCGCCGAGCAGATGGATCAGGAGTACGGCGGTCATCCGATCAATGAAACCGGCATCGACATCGGCTACCGCGACGACCAGGTCTACAAGTTCATCAACGCGCACAAGGGCCGGGCGATCGCGCTGCGTGGCCGTGACCGGCTCGATAAGCCGTTCAAGAAAGAGCTGGTCGAGGTCAACAAGCAAGGCAAGGTGCGCAAGCGCGGCGATGCCCGCTGGGCGTTCGATTCGCCGCTGGCCAAACGGTGGGTGCATAGCCGCATCAGCCGCGCGCAAAGCGGTGAAGCTGATCGTTACCCCGGCTGGTGGCTGCTCCCTACGGACGTTACCGACGACTACTGCAAACAGATCGTCGGTGAAGAGTGGAGCGAGGAAACCGGCACGTATAAGAAAATCGGCGAGAACCACAAGCTCGACTGCGAAGCGATGCAATACATCATGGCGCTACGCGCGAAACTGCACAGACGCAAGCGAGGCGCACTCACGTTGGGCGATCTGAAACGCTTAGCGAAAGGCGACAGCGGTGAGTCAGTCGATGATACCGACACACCAGCCGAGCCAGCAGCAGAGGCGGTCTCTACCCCTGACGAAAGCACGCCACCAGCACCGCCCAAAAAGCGCGGTCGCTTCAAAGTGATTAAGAAACGGCGGTAACTCATGGAACCGAAAAAACTACACGCGGGCGATTCCGTCGCCTGGGGCCGTGCTGTGCCTGAGTATCCGGCCAGCGACGGCTGGGCGCTGCGTTATGTGCTGCATGGCCCCCAGGTGATCGAGATCGAGGCGTTCGACGACCACGGCGTTTATCGCGTTGAGATCGAGGCATCAAGCACCGAGCAGTGGTCGCCTGGGCAGTATCGCTGGGCGGCGTTCGTGGTGGGGCCAAACGATCAGCGCTACACGATCGACACCGGCAACATCGTCATCGCGCCCAACTGGTTGCTGGCCGAGCCGGGCGACGTTCGCAGCCATGCCCAGCGCATGCTGGATCTGATCGAAGCAGCGCTGGAGAAGCGCATACCGAAAGATCAGCAAAGCTACGAGATCGATGGCCAGCGCCTTGACCGTATCCCCATTGAGAGGCTCCAGGAGCTACGCCGCGCGTACCGCCGCGAACTCAATCGCGAGCGCAGCGGTTCCCCCTTTGGTCGCTTAATTCAAGCAAGGATGTAACCCATGGGCCTACTCAAGCGAGCAGCTCGCGCGTGGAAGCTCGCTGGGCAGGCCGATTCGCCGCCTGCACAGCCAGCTCGAAAAGAGCCCACGCTCACGCGCAGCTTCAAAATGGCGCGGCAGACTCGGCTCAATAATTCCTGGACCGGGCGCAGTAACGCGGGCGACGCCGACCACGTCATTTACAAAGACCATGAAACGCTTCGCCAGCGTGCCCGCGAGCAGTCGATCAACTCCGGCTATGCCAAGCGGTTTTATCGCCTGCTGCGCCAGAACGTGATCGGGCCGCATGGCATCACGATGCGTTCAAAGGCGCTGAAAGCGAACGGCTACGCCGACGACGAGATGCGCCGGGTGATCGAGCAGGAGTTCAAAAAGTGGTCGAAGCGCGGTAACTGCGACGTCACCGGGCGCTATAGCTTCGTGACCTTCATGTGGCTATGGATCGACACGCTCGCCCGCGACGGAGAGGTCATGGTGCGCATCCTGCGTAACTGGCCCAACCGTTGGGGATTTGCGCTGCAGATCATCGAGTCGGATTTGCTCGATACCACGCTGAATACCTGGCTGAGCAACGGCAACCGGGTGCGCATGGGTGTCGAGATCGACGAGTGGGAAAAGCCCATCGCCTACTGGCTCAAGCGTTCACACCCCGGCGACAGCTTCGAGCGCCCCGCAGAGCAAGAGTATCAGCGGATCCCCGCCGAGGAGCTGCGCCTGACGTTCGACCCTTGGCGTCCACACCAGTCGCGCGGTTTTACCTGGACGCATGCCGGTGCCAACGACCTGCACCACGTCGAAGAGTACGCCGGTGCCGAGCTGATCGCGGCCGAGCAGGGCGCGAAGATGACCGGCTTCTATGAACAAGATGCCGAGTGGGTCGACCCGCCGGGTGATGAAGATAGCGACGACGCCGATCAGGGCGTGATCATCGAAGAGATCGAGGCGGGCAGTGCCCGCCTCTTGCCGTATGGCGTGACGTTCAAGCCCTACGACAACAAGCATCCCTCGACCAACTTCGCGCCGTTCACCAAAGCGGCGGTGCGCCGTATTGCCGGAGCCTTCGGGCCTTCCTACAACCGCCTTGCCCATGACCTCGAAGGCGTCAGCTTTTCGAGCCTGCGCAGCGGCGAGATTGACGAGCGCGACTTTTACAAATGCATCCAGCAGTTCGCGATCAGTGAGCTGTTGGAGTGGGTCGGCGAAGTGTGGATGGAGTGCTCGATGCTCAAGGGCGTGCTGAAAATCCCGCCGCGTGCCTGGGATCGTCTCGCGCCGATTGAGTGGCTGCCGCGCGGTTGGGATTGGGTCGATCCGAAGAAAGACAGCGATGCCGCGAAGACCGGCATCGAGACGCTGACCGACTCAGTCTCGGACATCATGCGCCGCAAAGGCCGCGACCCGGATGACGTTTACAACCAGATCAGCGAGGACATTCGCCGGTTCGAGCGTCTCGGTATACCCAACCCCTACGGAAAAGCTCTCCAGGCTAACGGAGTAACCCATGCCGAACCCGACGAAGAAGACGACGACGAGCCAAACGCCACCGGCACCGATTGACCCCTCAACGCTGCCGGTGCTGCGCCAGATCGAAGGCCAGCCGGTCGTGCGGTCGCTGAGCGTCGAGCGCGAAACGATCGACGAGGAAAACCGCACGGTCGAGATGTCGGCCACCAGCGAGTACCCGGTACAGCGCTGGTTCGGCATGGAGGTGCTGGATCACAGCCAGGGCGCGATTGACTGGTCGCGGATGCGTTCCGGCGCACCGCTGCTGGCCCAGCACGACCGCTGGTCGACGAAAGGGCAGATCGGTGTCGTCGAGGAAGCCTGGCTGGACGATGACCGCCGCATGCGCGTGCGTGTGCGGTTCTCTAAAGGCAAAGAGGCCGAAGAGATTTGGCGCGATGTAGTGGATGGCATCCGGCGCAACGTGTCGTGCGGATACCTACCGCAAGAAATGGTGCTCGAAAAACGCGAAGGCGATTTGGAGCACTTCCGAGTAACCCGCTGGCAGCCGTTTGAAATTTCCATCGTTTCGGTTGCCGCCGACCCGACGGTCGGCATCGGTCGTTCAACCGACCAGACCACCAGCACTATCACCATTCGAGGATCGGAAATGCCGAAGCCGAACGAAAGCACCACTACAACCACGACAACCCAGCCCAGCGGCAACGATGGCGGCGAGCATCAAGAGCCGACCACGCGCACATTTGCTGAGCCAAAAGACACCGCGCTGGAAAAAGAGCGTCAGCGTAGCGCGGACATCCTCGCCTTGGGCGAGCGCTTCCAGCAGCGTGATCTGGCAATGCAGGCAGTCACCCAGGGCCATTCAGTCAATAGCTTTCGCGCCCAGCTCTTGGAGCGCCAAGCGCCGCAGCCTATCGACACGAACCCTGGTGACAACCAGCGCGACCTGCCGCAATTCAACCACCAGAAGGGTGGCCAGAACGTAGAAAAGCTGGGCATTACCGAGCGCGACATGAGCAAGTACAGCCTGTTGAGTGCCATCAACGCGATGGCCACCGGCGACTATAAGGACGCGGGGTTCGAGCGTGAGGTATCAAACGCCATCGCGGACGCGTCCGGCACCGAGGCGCGCGGCCTCTTCATGCCGCACGAAGCGCTGTTCGGCGGCATGCTGCGTCAGCAGGAGAAGAAAACTCCCAGCAAGGGTGGCGTGCTGGTCGATACCGATCTGCGTACCGATATGTACACCGAGATCCTGAAAAATCGCACGGTGCTGGGCGCGATGGGCGCGACGGTATTGAGCGGCCTGCAGGGCGACGTGGACATTCCCAAGCAGCTCAGCGAGGGCAACTTCTACTGGCTGGATGAGGACGGTGAAGCGCCGCTGACCGATATCGACTTCGGCACTATCGGCCTGTCGCCGAAGACCATCTCTGGCGCGATCGCGATCACTCGCCGCCTGCGCAAACAGTCCAGCATGTCGATCGAGAACCTTGTCCGTAACGAACTGCTAAGCGGCGTTGCGGTGACAACCGACAAGGGCTACCTGTACGGCACCGGTGAAGATAACCAGCCGCTGGGCCTGATGTACCAGACGGGCATTCCGGGCCTGACGTATGACGATAAGTTCGGCTGGGATGACGCGGTAGACATGGAAACTCAAGTGGGCCAGGCCAACGTCAGCGCTAACGGCATGGGCTACCTGACCAGCGTTGGCCAGCGCGGTGCGGGCAAGAAAACCTTTGTGGCAGCGGGTACCGGCGAACGGCTCTGGCATAACAACGAAGTCAATGGCTACCGCGCTATAGCGTCGAACCAGGTGAACGCAGATACCTGGATTTTCGGCGACTGGGCGCAGGTATTGATTGCCCTGTGGGGCGTGGTGGATCTCAAGGTCGATCAGGCCACGAAGGCGGCCAGCGACGGCTTGATCCTGCGTGTCTTCCAAGATGTAGACGTCAACGCACGCCGTAAAGAGGCGTTCAGCATCGCCCGTAAAGCGCCACCAGCGCCCTAATCATTAACTAGCGGGCAGGTTTGGGGGCGTAAGCCCCCTTTTTTACGCAACAAGGAAACGATATGGCGACTGCAAAACCCTCCTCTCGTGTTGCCGTTATTGCCCTGGTAGGGCATTGGGATCACGGTGAGTTTGTGAAGAAAGACGCGCTGACGCACATGGCCAAGCGGGAAGCGAAGGAAGCGATCGCGGCTAAGGTGGTGCGTGAAGCCACCGAGGAAGAGATCAAGAAAGCAGCAGCCCCGGCAGCAAAGGGTAAAACGGCCGCTAAAGGCGACGAGTAATGATCGGCGACGACGATTGGCGGTCGTTCTTCGACCCGGATGAGTTCGGTTGCGAGCTGCGAATGGTGCTGGGCGGTGATGTGCGGGAAGTGTCGGGCATGCTGGGCGCGCCGCGCTCGCCTGACCAGCTACGCACTGGCAACCGTAACCAGGGCGGTGTGAGGGCGAAGCCGGGCGAGACGATCTGCCAGGTGCCACGCAGTGAGCTGCCGGAGGATTGGCCACAACGTCAGGTGCATCTCGACGGCAAGATTTACACCGCCGTCGAGGTGCTGCCGGTGGGCCGGATCCGGGTGGCGTTGGTGTTAGTGCCGTATAGCGAACGGGAGAAGCAGCATGCCGGGTGGCTTCGAGGTTAGCCTGCGCATGCAAGACGCGCAGAACCGCATGCCGGAGCTGATCAACGCGACACGCAAACAGCTCGACACCGCCGTCAACCGCGCCCTGCGGGGCGCTGGTCAATGGCTGCGTACTCACTCAGTACGTGAGCTGGGCCGGGAGCTGGGCATTGTCCAGCGGCCGCTGCGTCAACGCTTTCGCATGTATTCCCGCCTCGCCGATGGCGAAGTGAAAGTGTGGGTGGGCCTGACGCCGTTGAGCGTGCATTACCTGGGCAGCCCACGGCAGACGGTGACCGGCGTTCGCGTAGGTCGCAAGAATTACGACGGTGCATTCGTTAATCCGATGCGCAGTCGGCAAGTGATGGTGTGGCGTCGAAAGGGCCGCGAGCGCTTGCCCATTGAGCGCGTCACCGAAGAGATTGCCGAGCTGGGCGAGGCTGTGGTGCGCCGCTGGGAGCGCCGCGTGGAGGCGCGATTTATCGAACTGTTTGAGCAAGAGGCGCGTTATGTCCTATCGAGCACTTGAGCAGCCCAGCGACCTTTTCGACGCGATACGCGACACGTTGCTCGACCGGGTCCAGGCGATCCGGGTCGGCAATTATGACGAGTTCGGCAGTGCAGTGGTCGGCGGTGACGGTATCAACGGCGAGGTGCTGATCGAGTTTGAGCGTGCCATGCCTACCGACCGCTGGCCGGATGGCCGTT